ATACCGAGGATCAATGGACCGATCTACATTATGGATGTTGCGCTTGGGAAAATTTGTCGAGTTCTCGATGATAACACTCGTGTGTGTCTTGATCCTACTGATGAACAGCTTCGTGGAGCTGTTGTTTTGGTTCGGGAGACTCGCGATGAAATATTCTTGCTACTCACTAAGTGCAAAGATTGGGGAAAAACGAATAGGGAATCGGTATCGGAATTAGTAAAAAGAAATTCGGTGTTAAATGAACTTCAGCATTGATGAAAAATCAATGATTATCCTTAGAAAGATTTACCCCGTACTTAGGGGTCATGCGATTTTTGTCATGACCGAAATGTGGCAAAAACAAAAAATGCAACTTAGAATAACACAAGGATATCGGTCATTTGAAGCCCAACTAAAACTATATAATCAAGGGCGAGTTACGCCTGGCCCAAAAGTAACTAACGCAAAACCTGGGCTTTCTTACCATAACTACGGATTAGCGGTAGATTTTTGCTTTAAGGGGAAAGATCCTTATTTAGAGAACCACCCAAAAAAGGTGGAACTTTGGATGTTTTTAGGTAAACTGATTGAGGACTCTGGGTGTTATTGGGGCGGTTTATTTAAAAACCCCGATATGCCGCATATGGAGTTCAGGGTCAAAGGGTTTACACCTCAAGACTGTCTCACTATCTGTGAGAAATACGGGATTCGTGGGTTATGGATTGAGATTGATCGGGCCTTGGGCCGCGAGCCTGGGGAAGGTTATGACCTCCTACCGGAGTGGGGAGAATGAGTGTAGAGTATAATGATTTTTCTGGTGGTAAGACAGATAATGTTACCTCTGGAAATTTCACTCAAGGTGAAATTGTTGAAAACTTACGCGTAACTCGCGATAGGAAACTCGAAACTCGTTCTGGTTTTGAGGTTTTTGATTCTCATTCTACTTATGAGTCTGTAGTTAGAGCTTCTCCTCAAAAAATCGGGGAGCTTCGTTCTTGCATAAACAACGCATATTTATTGATTAGAAAAGCCGCGGATGTTTATTTTAAACGTCTTGATAATGGGAATTGGCAAAAAGTAGTTAGCCCAAACGCAACTCAAAAAGCATTTTGGACTGCACTTGAGCACGGCGTTACAAGAATGGTTGAATGGGGTGGGCAAGTTTATGGTGTTGCTCATAATAATCCAGACAATCCTGGGCCCGCGGATCTATTATCTCCAATGCGGTTTTATCCAGACAACAAAAACCCAGAACTTATACAAGTTAGGAACGCTTCAGCTCCGCAAGTTCCAGATCCTTATGCATCTAGTACTTGGTTTCAACATACTTTGAATCTTGCAAATGAGATTAGAGCTAAACTTTTGGCTCATCTTTCTACTACAGGCCCTACATGGAACGCAATTGCTGCGACAGATCGTATAGATACTGGGCTAAGTAATGTACCTTCGTATATTTCGGATTCGGATACTTATGATTTAAATTTGATTTATTTTGAGGATTCTACTGCTGGAGGAATTTCAGCAGACACTCCATATTATATTAGAAACGTTTCTGGAGGTACGTTTCAACTTTCAAACACACCAACAGGACCGATTATTGATATAACTTCTAATGGAACAGTTAAATTAGGATTTCATAAAACAACACCAACGATCACTTTACCACCACCAGCAACTGATTTACAAAGCCTTATTCAACTAACATCTTCGATGGTGTATTACTATAACCTTCATATTACAAATGCTTATATTCCATTTAACGATCCTCATGAATTTAAGGGTGGAAATTTTATTATTTCTGAAGAATCTATTACAGGATTTAGAAAATGCGCCGAAGTTTTAAACCATTTAAAGTTTGCTTTTAATTGTCATTTACTTTCTTTCGATCCTAATAATGTGTCTTTAAGACAACATATAAATGTAAATTTTGACACGTCAGTTCCGGCAAACTGTAGTATGGTTTTGACTGGATATGCATTTGAAAGAAATTCAAACAACCCAGATTTATCTGGTCCTGGTTATTTGTCAGGAGATATAAGTAGAGAAACATTTACATTTCCTGGAATGTTGCGCTCTATAATTAATAGCGGAATTCAATCTTATAATACCCACCTATCAAGCTCATTACAACATTCTCAACCAGATTTTAAAAATAGAATAAAATTGAATAATACATATGCAATAGATACAACATACTCTAATAAAAATTTAAAAGACGCTCAAGATTTTGTTAGAGTTTTTAAACTGGCGTATGGAATGAACTCTCATAGAAATAGAGGATCTCCTATACATGGAGGTTCTGAACCAAATAGTACTGTTCTTGGTGCGGTTACAAAAGAGATTTTTGAATATGGTATAGTTTATGAAAAAACAAAACTAATACAGGCAACAACCTTTCAGAACATATACAACATTGTTCGTGATGTATTAAATAAATTAGCAGTTCATTCATTATATACTACAGGTGGAAGACATCTTGCATCAAGTTCGCCTTCTAATTTAGCATTACCAACCACAGCAGTTACTATTTCTGAAGTTTCATACGCACTTACATATATTACTAGACAAATTTTAAAAGGAAACATTAGATTTGAAAGTGAAAGTAATCCAATAATTATAGAAGGTGTTAAAACAAAATATACTGACGGATCTTATGATAATTCTACAGGAGCTTATACTCCTGGAGTTATACCTAAGATAAACGAAGTTCCTAAAACAATAATTACAATAACACCACTAAATACAGTAGAAAACCAATCTAGTAATGAAACCAACCTAAGAACATATAGAACGATAGAAAACGGAAATGTATATTACTTAGTTAGAGAAGGTGAATTAGCAACCATAGATGAAACAACATCAGACGATGTTCTTCAAGGTAACGAAACAATTTACACAACCGGAGGAGTCTTAGGAAACGACCCCGCTCCGCGATCCAAGGCTTTCGAAATAATAAACAACTACGGCTATTACGGAGGAATCGTTGAAAAACTGGACGATGGTACGGAAATATTCCTACCACGTCGTTTAAGACAATCCAAGGCAAGTGAGATCGGTGCTTGTCCTGAGTCGTTTTATGTAGATTTAGAATCGGAAATAGAAACTATAGGGCGGGCTGGAGAATATCCGATTGTTGTTTGTAAGGAAGGTGTCTATCGAATCGAGGGGGCTTTTGATGACCAAGGGTTCGGTGGAATGGTTGCTAAGAAAATTTCAGATAAGGTTGGTGGAGTATCAATAAACGGTGGGGTTACAGTAAACGATATATTTTATTTTGCAGGAAATGATGGGTTTTATTTAGCAACATCCACTGAGGTTAGAAATATATCTCCTCATTTAAAAGAAACATATAAAAAATATGTAACTGGAAACAGAAAACATTACATCCAATGTAAACATGATCCAGTTAATAACGTAATTTTGTGGGCGGTTAGAAAAGCAGATGGTGGTCCTGAGCACGAGTTAGATACGATTGTCGTTTTAGATCCAAAATTCGGAGCTGAAGGAGAGGCGTGTATTTACGAATGGAATGGAGATAGTTTTAGGCCGACGGCAATTGAGCACCACAATAAACAATTAGTGCGAGGAGATATACAAGGATTTACTTTTAAACAGACGGATATTTTGACAGATCCAAAGATCGATAGAACAGGATCTGGATCGATATCTGGGGTAGAGCCGATTGTTTATCGTTTTAGAACTACGGCTGAGTATTTTGAAAATTCCACTTTAAGAAAGTGGGCAGCTAGAGCGTATGTCGTTTTTGAAAAGCTGACTACTAATTTAACTTCTCAACTTAGATCAATTGTTGATTTGACTGAAAGTAAGATTAAGAACATGAAATATGTTCTTCATAGATCAAATACTTATGAGCCAGGTTATTCTGGGTCCGATATAATTCCAGTTAAAAGAACTTTTCCAGCAAAGCATTTAAGGTCGTTTTATAGACAACTTGAAGTGACTTTAGGAAAGAAAACAGATAATTCTTCTACTACAAATACCGCAACCATCACTGGAACAAATGTGGTTATTTCTTCTGGAACATGGCCTAATGATTGCAATGGAAAATGGATTACCTTTTCTAACGACAACTATATTGAAGAGTTTTTGATAGTGTCTGGACAGGGTACGAATACCCTGGTTGTAGCCACGGCCCCAGGAAACGCGTCTGGCCTGTCGTGGGGCATCAGGTCATACCCGACCGATGAAAAGACGCGTATTTTATCTGTATCAATAGAGGGTGATATTACAGGAAATAACCTATTTCCATCAAAAGGAAATGATGGTACCAGTCCATGATTAAGGAAATAGTCACCAAAAATATACAGGATAAAAACGTTAAAGACGCATTAATTGACCTAAATACGTCCATTAGAAACGATCCATTTACATCTAGCGAATTTAAATTTTATGTCTTAGAATTAAAACAAGCGGTTACGGAATACAAGGTGCGTCATGGGCAATCTTTTATTCCTACCGATATCATTCAGACCTCCGCAATAGGGCCTGGAGTGATTACATGGCTGTACTCTAAATTTGATAAAGAGTACATTTATTTAACCACTACGGACGCCGTAACAGTCCGATTTTTAGCGGGGAGATTTAAAGGGTGATTTACCCAACATTTTCAGAAATAGAAACTCGCGTAAGAAGAGAACTCGATTTAATAGACGAGCCTTCTGTAACTCAGAGCGAGCTTATTTCATACTGCAATCAGGCCATCGATGTTGCGGAGTCGGAGATTCATTCTCTTTACGAGGATTATTTTTTAAAAAAGGCGGCGATTAGTCTTGTATCTGGACAAAAAGAATACAATCTTCCTTCTGATATTTACGCAGCTAAAATTAGGGCGATTATTTATAATGTAAACAATCAAATATACGAAGTGATGAGAATGGTTGATAAGCGAATGTTTGAAAAAATCATTCGCACAGAAAACTATTCTTCAAATCAACCATATCGTTATATTCTTTTGAACGATAGTGCTTCTTCTGGGATTAAACTTTATTTATTTCCTACACCACAAGAAACAACCACAAATGCTTTAACGGTATGGTATTTAAGAAACGCAAACCGAATTGTAAACCCATCAGATGTTATCGATATTCCAGAATTTTCAAATTTTGTTGTAGCTAAAATTAAATGGCTAATTGCAATTAACAAACCAGGAATAATGGACGCGCAAAGCGCGGCAATGGATGTGCAAACCCAGCTTACGTTAATGCAAGAAAGCCTTCAAAATAGAACACCAGACGACTGGACACAAGTCGTTATGGATATGGATGCATATGAGGAGCACACTTGAGTACGGTAATACAGTTTCCTAAAAAACCATCGTTATACGCTAGATACGTTAAAGAACGTGAGGGGCTAGAATGTCTTGAAAATGAATATGGATTTTGTACTTGGGGAATAACTCTAGATGGAAATGAGCTCCATATTCACGATGCTTATGTGGTTCCAGAAAAAAGAAGAACTGGAATTATTAGTAGTATGGTTAGAGAATTAGAAAAAAATTTTAATGGAAGGTATGTGGTTACATTTTTAGACCAAAGAACTCGTGGATGGGAAGTAAGCCAAAAAGTACAAGAGGCTTTGGGGTTTAAATTTTTTCGTGTCCTCCCAGACGGTAGAGCCTGTTTTATAAAGGAGATAAATAATGGGTAAAGTAGGAAAAAGGATAGGTAACGTAGTAACAGCTCCAATTACGCAGCCAATTGCTATGGTAAAAGGACTTTCCCAGGGAGGAATAAAGGGAGCTTTGGCGGCAAGTATTGATAATTTTACAGGATCGACTGGGCTTTTTGGACAAACATCTAGGGGATTATCTGAAAAATTAGGACTAAATGATTCCGGCAGTAATATACCAGATCCTGGATCTCCTCCTCCATTACTAGACCCTCGATCCGCGGAATACGCATTCGATGAATACCAAAAGAAATACGCAGGAAAACTCCCAGCTTCGGCGATAGCAGAACAACAAATGGCGGGCATAAGAGCTGCCCAAGCAACAGATGCGGGTATTCGAGGAGCTGCTGGAGGAGCTGCAACCGCAATGTCGTCATTAGCAAGAAAAGGCGGATTATCACAAGGTGCTATGGAACGCGTTGCTAGAGGTAATGCTTATGATGCTTTAATGGCTCGACAACAAGGTGCTCAGATGGGTGCGGAAATGGGTCAACAAGCCGCGGTTCGCGGATTGCAACAATCTGAGCAAGACGCACGAAATATGGCAAATGCTTATATGCAGCTATTGCAACAAAATCAAAATATGATGAATCAGATTTATGGAGCTAATAAAGGCGCCCAAATTATTGCAAGTCAACCGCCTCCTAGAGGACTGTTTGGCGGTACAGGTTTCTTAGGGCTAGGGCTTTAAAATGAGGTGATTTATGGATCCAATAACAGCGTCGGTTTTAATAAGCACAGGATTAAGTGTATTAAAGTCTGAGCAAGATAGAGCCGATAATTATAGAAAAATGCAATTAGCGGCTAAATTAGGAACTCTTACTCCATATACAAATGCTTATGACAATCTTAGAAACAAACTTTTAAATGAGGGTAGTGAAATTCCTAATCAGCTTGGTACTGTTCTTGGAGGAATTCAATCAGGAATGAATATAGGCCAAGCAATTGATCTATATAACACTAAAAAAGATTACTACCAATCTCTTGCTGATATGATAAGAAATCAAAATTCAGAATTAGATTCGGTATCTAACGAAGAGATTATAAAGAAAATTGATCAAGCGCTTAAAAATGTAGATTCTGAAAAACTTAAAATGCCTGAATTTACTTCTAATAGATTCCCAAGAAAAGAAAGAAGATTTACACTAGGTGGGGGTGTTTAATGAGGCCAAAATCATATAGTTATAGTCTATCAAACACTCCGATTAGTAGAGCACCTGCTTTTGTGGAACAGGATGCAGAAGATTTGGTTAATAGTCTTATAGAAAATTTTCAATTACGTCCTGGAAAAACGCTTCAAATTTCAAAATCTGAAGGAAAACGACTTCCAAAAGATGATGAACTTGAACGAATTAAAAGAATTATTCAAGAGTTTGGATTAGATCAAGAACAACTCGATAAAGCATTAAACGTAAAATATCAAGGATTGCAAGATAGAGCAGATGCTTTGGCTAAAGCTGTAGAAGGGAGAGAATTTGCAAATTTTTTTGATGTATCAAGCTTAACTCCACTTGTTAGACTTCTTGGTGGGCCAGATTTAGGAGTAAAAGATAAAAGTTCTGATGTAGATAAAAAATTAGAAAAATTAATGGATGAGTTAAATAATCGAGAACTTGAAAAATATGAAGCTAAAGCAGGATTATTTAAACTTGCTAGAGATTTATTCCCTCAAGGAGCTTCTTCTTCTGCAAGATTAACTGAGGCTTCTCAAAAACCAGCAATAAGTCCGTCTCTTGGTTATCAAATGGAAAATGATAAATTAAAGGACATTAAAGACTTATCTAAGAGAATCGGTCCTAACGCGATATTCGCTTTAAATATAGCAAAAGAATTAAAAACAAGAATGGGAGGAATGGATCCAAACGACAGTTCTCCTGTTCCTGGGTTTACACCAAAAGATCTATTTATTAGGAAATCCACTTTTGGTTTAAAAAATGCGTGGGATGCAGAAGGGGCAAAAAACTATCAAGATATAATGAACCTTCTTCGATTTGAAATTTTTGAACTGTCCGGTAAAGCAGCAACAGATAAAGAACGTGAATTCACAGAAAGAGTAAACCAACTTAATCAAATAAATAGTCCGCAAGGAGTTAGGAAATTCGTAAGAGATACTTTAACAAGGATGAGAAAACAAATTGCATCCATAATTGCATCATATCCTCGTCCTGGAGTTAAACAACTTTGGTATTCTGATAAAGATAATGTAGTTCCAGAATATTTTGATGAAATACTAAACGACAAAAAAGATGGACAAACACAAAAACCAAAAATTATAGAAGCTACACCTGGAGGGTCTAAGAAAAAATCCTTAGACATTTTCAAATGACTTTAGAAGAAAGAAAGAAAATACTTAAGGATTTAGGTTATAATGTTTCTGATTATTCGGATGAAGAGATTATGTCTCTTAATCCAGAAAAATTAAAATTGGCTTTAGAAGGAAAACTTCCTGAAGCAAAATCAGTAGAATCTGGAGCGATTACTCAGGTTGATAGTGAAGGGCCTGAAATGTTCTTAGAAGAACCTGCTCCTATTAAAGGAAGATTCTTAGTTAAGAATTTATCAGGAGAAGATTCTGAAGCGGCGATTCAATATTTAGCAAGAGAAAACCCTGAATTTCAATTTACAACAAAAGATGGTCGAATCTTTGCCAGAGCAAAAGGTGAAAAAAACTGGAAAGCCTTAGATCCAAGCTCGTTTGAACTAGCTGACATATCCGATGTGGCATATGACGTGGGATCTGGACTAGCACAAACTGCTGGTATGATAGCCGCAGGACTTCCAACAGGAGGACTTGGAGGAGCAATCGCTGGTGGAGCGGCTGGTTACGGAGCTGAAAAATTAAGAGAAAAATTAGGTGAGCTTGCAGGAGTTAGGGGTCCTGAAGAAAAGTCTGGGGCAGTTCCTGCTGCGGTTATAGGAGCTTCTGTTCCAGCAGCTGGAGTCGCGGTTCGCGGAGCTGGTAAACAAATCTCTAAATTACCAGGGATTGAAAGCCTTACTGGAATTCCAGGAGATATATATAAAAGGCTTGTAACGGATAGAGGTTTTAATGAATACGCTAAAAGAATAGCTACAAACTTCGATGAAATGCAGGAGGCGATTAAATCATTTACAGAGCCTGTTTTGGAAGAGTTTAGGGCAGCTAAAAAAATTGCAGGCGAGACATTAAAAAAGACTTTAAATACAATAGACAAAGAATTAATTGATAGAGGATACGATGGAGTATCTACAAAAAATTTATACAAGGTTCTTCAAGAAAAACTTAGAGATTTAACTCCATCGATTAAAACGCCTGAAGCTAAAGAACAAGTACAAGCTGTAAAAGATTTTATTAAAAGTAATTTTTACGATTCTAAAGGAAATAAATTTGATTTAATGACAATGAACCAGCTTCAAGATTTAAAAGAAATTGTTCGTTCTGCAGCTAATTTTGATGTTTCAACAAGTCAAATTAAACCTGGAGTTGCAAAACGATTAGATTCATTAGCTAAAGCTGTTGAAAATGAGATTACTAAAATGCAAGACGCAACAGTTAATCAAGTGTTGCCTGAAGCTAAGCAATTACTAGCTCAACAAAGAAAACAGTATGCTAAACTTTTAAAAGAAGAAGAGCTTTTGGCTCCACTAGAAAACCCAAATTTCTACACACAAGCGTCTTCTTTACCAAAGTCTAGTAGAACACAATTACGATCTTTGATTAATAAATATATAAAAGGACTTCCTAACGAAGAAGAAATTAAACGATCTATGGATGCGGTTGCGCTTAGTAGAATTGGACAAGAAGAAAGGTCTTTGCCAAGCACACTACAGGGCCTATTAAGAAGTACGATCGCTAATCCGACATTAGTTTCTGGGGCGTCTGGAATAGGCGGTAAACTGACTATGCCAAATAGGTTAAGAGACTTATTAGGCCCTACAGGACGTAGGTTTGGGCTTATTACGGGATCAACAATGTTGAGGGAGATGGACGAATGAAAACTATAGAAATTGATATTAAAACACCCGAAGAAAAAGAAAAATATGATGAGTGGAAAATAGAATGCGCCTACAATGATCTTATGCGTGCGGAAGAGATTAAAGCTGATAAAGAACTAATGGCTAAAGTCGCAGAGTACGCTAGAGAAAAACTTCCTGGAAAGATTCGATCTTTAAAAGAATTAAAAAAGATTGCTCAAATGAGAATTAAAGAACTTCAGGATAATAAAGATGGAAAAGAATAAAAATAAAAATAAAGATGATGATTTTTATAAAAAACTAAAAGAAACTTATTCTTTATTAGAAAATGTTTTTCCAGTAGCAAGAATTTACGATACTTACATTACTACAGTGCCCCAAAAAGACGTTCCTAGTGGATATATGCGTTATGGGTACACTGATCCTGTAAATAGAAAAATATATGTCGATAAAAGAGCAAAAGATACTCTTATTGATACACTAATACATGAACTTATTCATGCACAAAATTTAGAAGTATTTAAAGATGATTCAGATAACAAGAAAAACGATCCTTATGGAACGCATAACGAACGGTATGATTTAGAAGTAGAAAAAATAAAAAAACGACTTCCAACTATATTAAAGGAAATTGAAAAAGAATCTAATCGTAAATTAACTCCTTACGAAATATTATTAATGAGAGAACAAGAAAAAGTACTCGGCCCAGCACCAGATTTATTGAAGCGATAAGTCTTCGTTCCTAAAAACAGCTAATTCTCCTGTTTGTGCAAAATGGGTAAGCCCCTCAAGTAAAACTCTAAAGTTATCAGGATTAGCAACCAAAGCAATCCCACCATTTTCAGCTATATTTTTAAGAACAAACTCCTGTATCTTTGTAGGCTTTTCTTTTGCAGATCGCTTACATTCTATAGCAATGAAAACACCACGAATTAAACCAATTACGTCCGGAATACCAACGCCAGTCCTTTGTGACTCAATCCGAAACCAATACGAACCTGGAATGGATCGTATTGCGTTCATCATTTTAACCCTAAACTTGGCTTCCCTCACTAGGCATCCCCTTTTGCAGGGAACTCCAGTTTGTACGACTCCATTCTACAGAGGCCCCCATAGGCATAATTTTATGGGGATACGCTTTAATCATCAAGGATTGAATCTCTGGTATTAAATGAAACTCAGAATCAGGCATTTCTAAAAGAATCGAATCATGCACCTGTAAAACCATTCGAGACTTTTTATCTTTTAAAAACTCATCAATAAGACGCATTGCGTTTTTACTGATATACGCACATCCTCCTTGAATCACACTATTTGCGGCTTTATATGCCCAGTTTTTATCTGGAAAATAATAACGAACACCAGCCCAATTACGCACAAAGCCGTTAGTCTTTGCAGCTTCAGAGGCTCTGTAAATAAAGTTTTTAATTCCTGGAAGTTTATTAAAATATTTAGCTTTAAATAGCTTTGCTTCATCTACACTACAGTTAAGCATTTTAGCTAACTTTGACGCACCGCAGCCGTATAATAACGCAAAGTTCATAACTTTAGCTTTTTTTCTATCAAGCCCAGTAATCTCAGCAGAAGCGGTGTGTGGATCAAACCCATTCTTAATCTGCTCAGCAAGATGGTACTCTTTTGCATAATCTACAGCAAGACGAAATTCTTGAGCAGCAAAATCAAACTCCACAAAAGTATAACCATCTCTAGGAACAAACGCGGACCTTAAAGGAATAGGACTATCGTCCTCCTTAGATTGATTTTGCATATTCGGAGAAGTACAACTCGTTCTAAGAGTCATAGCCCCCGCTTGCCTAAAATTAGGATGAATAACAAAATCTTTATCTGCGTATTCTAATATGTTCGCCCAATAAGTATTTCTTCTCTTTAAAGCATCTCTATAATCTAAAATTAATTTAGCTACCGGATGATCAATTCCCTCTAAAACCCAAGCCGCAGCAGAAGGGTTTCCATCTGGAGTAACACCAACCTTAAACCCCCTAGATTCAAAATACTCCTTAATATGGTCGGCGTGATCAATAAACTCTTTACCAAACTCTTTATCTAATTCGGCTTTGTAACCTTCCATTCTTTTGGTTTCATATTCAAAACCTTTTTTAGCAATGTCAGGATCAATCTTTATCCCAACCTGCTCCATATGGAATAAAGCTATTGTAGCGCCGTACTCTATATCGACAGCGGTTTTTAATTCTTCTGTAATTTGTGATAATTGGTGCATTCCGAGCTGGTATGTGATTCTTGAATCGCGGGTCGCGTATCGGTACATAAGCTCGAACGGCACTCGTTCGTACATTGGTCGTTTCGTGCCTTCCTCAAACGCGTTATTGGCTTCGATCCATTCTTCAACTTCTGATCCAAGTTTTTCCAAACCAATTCGTGCAGCACATTCAGCGAGTGTGTATTTTTCGTGCTGGTTGTAGAGGAGTCTAGCGATGACTTCTGTGTCGTGGATCTTGCAGTCCCCAATTTCCACGCCTTCTTTTGATAAGAAGTGGAGGTCAAATTTCGCATTGTGCGCGAACCTAATACAATCCGATCCCACAAATAACTTAGAGAACGTTTTGATAAGGCCACGATCTAATCCACCAGTGTTGAAATCAAAGTAGTAATCCTCATTTTCATCAGATACCACCACCGAAAAAAGCGACGACCCATTATATGGGTAAAGACCATTTGTTTCGGTGTCGAACGATAAAAATTTATTTTTAGATAACTCCTCAATGACTTCATAAAAATTACTCTGATTTACAATCACGTTTTTCCTCTAGCACTAAAAAAGATTTATGTAATTTTGGTTTTTTGTGCTTCTGCATAGCATCCCTAATTAGGGATTCAATTAGAATCAAAGGACTTTGCCTATTGGCAAAATGAAGCTCTTTAGCCCAATCTTTTAAAAACTGATAAGACTCGGGAGAAAGCATAACTATTTTAGCTATAGTTCTTTTTCCAAACTTCATTTTATCACCTTAACTTTCTTAGGCGTTTTGCCTACTTTTTTTGGTAAACTTTTAGGAGTGTGTTTTTCCCACTCCTTATAAACTTCTGGCTTAATCTCTCCAGAAGCGACCATTGCTAAAAATTTCTTTCTTTGTGCTTGAGATTTAAACGGCATATAAAATATGGGGCTTACGCCTAGGTAAAACGTAAGCCCCACCCCCCTGTTTTAAAACGGAATATCTGAAGCCCCATTTGGAGGATCGATTGCTTCAGAATCATCCGTTTCATCCACTCTAACTTTAACAGATTTAAGAGTTTTATACCAATTATAAGCATTTTGAAGCTCAATTGGCTCAGATTTTCTAACCTCTTTAATATCTGTAAATGTATAAAATGTGCCTTTATCGTTTTCAACTTTATGAGTAGAAACCGAAAAGACTTTGTTAGCTGGAGGATACCTACCAATCTGCGCTTTAGCAAAATGTGTACTTAATGCCTTACCTGCCATAAAAGAGGTGCGTCGGAAACTTAGAACCATTGGAAAAGCATCTGGTTCAGACGCCTTGTCAGCAAGAAGAACATAAAAATTCAAAGATTTATTAATGCGAAAACTTCCTTCACTTGTTGTGTACTCTAATTTTTCAGGAAAAGTTTGAACAGGCTCTTCACGAACAAATTCGTACTTTCCATCCTTCAAAATCTCAACCACAACAGATTTAGTCATCATAATAGGAATAATATGAATAGGCTTATTTTTATTGCCCAAAACTTCACCACTTACAGAGTCGACCATATCGCCTGGTTTAGCCTTTTCTTCTAAAACATATTTAGACAAAGACTGTTGAAGCAGGATTTTTGAAATCAAAATATCCTTACTATCAACTCCCTCAGCGCCCCAAGAATCTTGAGGAATGGCTAATTCTGTATTTTCTTTAGCTACTAATTCAGTATTCATATTCATGCCTTTCTAAAACTTAATACTTCGTTAATTGTAGGTTCACCAATGCCAGGAATTGAAAAAGAATCTAACGATCCTTCAGCTTTAGCTTTTTCAAATTCTTGACGATATAAAGAATTTAAACTCTGGCTATTAACAGTAACATAAGAGTCGTAATAACCTTTTTCTTTAAGCCATTCAAAAAAGGCTGCTTTATCATCGCCTTGAGGAACGCGGACAGAAATTCGATGAGTAACAGTGAACAGCCCGACATCTGATTTATATGAGTTTTTTCCTAAAGCGGAAAGACAACCCATCATTTTCTTTTCAAGCTCATCAAGCTTTTCATTGGCAGCTTTTGCTTCCATTTTAATTCTATCGCATTCTTCACGCTGATTTTTAATTGCAAGACACAGCTCTTCTAACTCACTTATAGTTACCTTATCTAATTCTTTATTTTCATCTTCATACCAACTCATTTCAATTTTCCTCCAGTGGGACTACCACCATGTCAAAAAGTATTATTTAAAAAATTATAAAATGTCAACCCAAGATTTTATGACAGCTTCACTTATTTCTTTTTTATCGTGTAAAGCTTCTACACATAACGCATCGATAGTGTTTTGTGCGACAATATCATAACGGGTTATCTTGTCATGAATTTCAGATCCGCCTCGGTAATTGCGGGCCTCGGCTTGAATATCGTCGCCTAAACTAAAGGATCTACTGTAGAAAATCATGAATTTTCCAGCGATTAGGTTAATGCCTATTCCTAACGATCTTGGATGGCCTATAAAAACTTTAACAGATTCGTCTTTATTAAAAGCATCGACGTTGTCAAATTTTTGAATGTTCGGCGTGTCGCCACTACACTCTACAAATTTAATTTTAAGTTTCATACACACTCTTCTAACAACTTCGTAATCTTTTTTAAAAACACACCAAACGATTGTTTTGTGCGGTTGAATAGACTCTAATAACTCTTCAAGCGCTTTAGCTTTCGGATTGTCTTTAAAATCGACAATGTTTTCCTCTTCATCCTTCAAAAACCCAGAACAAATCTGCATTAATCTCAAAGCTTTTACTAGGCCGTTTGTAGCAACCGCCGCCTCACCAGTCTCACGAATATAAGTGATGAACTCATCCTTCAATTCATCATAATGCTTTCGTTGTTTTGGTGTTAATTCAACTGGAATAGTTTGCTTAATCAAAGGAGGTAAGTCTAGCGCATCTTCCTTCTTAACAGACATCGAGGATTGCTCTAGCTTTTTTGATATTTCTTCAATCGCGCTTGGCCTAATCTCCCATTTCGGAAAATGAATGTTTTTAGGCATTTTTGCGTTTTTATCCTGAAAATACTTAGCCCTAAAAACAAAATAGTTATCCCCAAAAGTAGCACCGTGATCTAAAAACAACCACTGTGAAAATATATCGATGGGGTTATTTAAAATCGGAGTACCAGTCAAGCCATAACGAAACTTTGCGTAGCTTGACAATTTAATCATCATTTTGGTTCGTTTTGCGCCTGGATTTTTTATATAATGCATTTCATCCGCTACAATAATTTCAGGCTTCCACATTTCAATAAGCCTGAATAATTTCGCCATCATTAAGCCTTCATAATTAACGATCACTATTTTGTTAGGGTCTGGTAAAACCTTTAAAGCCATTGTTTCTAAACGCTTTTTCTCAGAACCCTCTAATACATATATTTTTCTTTGCTCAATGTTAGAATATTTTAAAATCTCATCCTGCCAGTTCCTTGTAACGATAAGTGGGCAAACAATTAAAGTTTTAAGGACACGATCGTGCTGATGATACCGTTCCCGTAAAATTTCAATCGCGGTTCTGGTTTTGCCAGTACCAACATCGAATAAAATTGCAAAACTGCTTTTGTTTCGAGCGCGCTCTATACACTCTTTTTGATGCTTCCAAAGAGGGGGTAAAGTATTCATATATTTTACCACTTCAAACCTAAAGCTAAATGAACATTCCTAATCGAGTGATCTGGACTATAATAATTATAGTAAACGTTACAAATAGCTTTTTGAGGACCCAATAAAACACAAGCCTTAAATATAGAAGCGCCTAACTTCATAATCATAGGAACTTCCTTAATGCTTTCTAAAGCCCTGCAAATCATATGCGTCATACGAACCCCACTCCAATCTGTGTTTGATTTTTTCAAAACTTTAATCGAGTGGATTATGGTTCTGGCAAAAAAAGAAAGCTGCTCAAGTAATGTTGGCTTTATTCCAGCAGCAAGATATATAAGCGCAGGAAAGCCCAAAAAACGGCTAAAATTATTACGAATCTCATTGTCTCCAACAATAAAGCCGTTTTTTATCAATTTTTCTGAAAGTCTAACAGCAATTTCAGGAGCATAAAATAACGAAGCAGAAATAGCCCCGATATACTCATCATAACTAACTAAATCATTCGGTTTACCAGCACGATGCAATATATCGTTTTTTATATGAGGAAGAATAGCCGATCGAAACTGAACGGAAGAATAATTTTCATAATTTGACGACAGTAACGCAAAAGCAAATTCAAGAATGCTATTGCCGTTATCGACCGCCCCATTCGGAGGGGGGTTATAATTTATAAGCCCATAACCATTAATATAATCATGAAATAATTTATGCATATAAAACTCCCATCATTTCAAACTTAAATGAAATTTCCAAGCATCAGAAATAAGTTTCGCAAAATCCTCCAGATCCTTACGAGAAGTAAATGATATATTTCCACGAAATTCAACAGATTGTTTTGAGCAACGAATAAACACAGTGTCATCGTCACTTGTAATTCTAACAATAGAATCATTTGATAAAATATCTTGAACTTTTTCGGCTTTAAAGTTTTTATTCGAAACTTTCGATTCTTTCAAAGGAAGATCGTTAATCATTTAACCCCCATGTTGTTTTTAATCTTAAAAAATAAAGGACTAATCTCGCCTCGCTTTTTTCTTCTCCTAATACCAGTGTCCGTCATACCAGAACGACACGCAGAACAAAGCCCGCTTTCATGTCGACATCTTCTTGTGCATTTAATACACGTTTTTTCTATTTTAATTTCTTCTTTTCTGAACATAACACAAGATTAGATACCGAATTATTTAATTTGTCATCAGTTAGGTGCGTTACTTCTTCTGTTCCTAAAAAAGCAAGCCCAACTAAACGATGCACCTTACGAGTAACGACGTTGTTATTATACCTAACTAAAACTGATAAACTTTTGTCATATTTATCGCAAAAACGAGGTTTTAAAATAATTTCTTTAATTGTTCGGATTGCTGGAGTGTTTTTATGAAAATATGGTTCTCGGATCGCGAGTCGCTTTATCCTACCTAAATTACTAGCCGCATATCCTTCGTATTTTGGAATTTCACGCCAAACTTCTTCCATGTTGTTCTCTCAATTTTTCAATTGTTCTATTAATTCTAATCCCAACGGCAGATTCAGTAACTCCAAGATGTTGCGCGATTTCTCTTTTGGTTAGGCCATATTTGTAAACGAGCGCTACCAATAATCCGTTCAGTGTTTTTGGCAGTAAATCATAAACAGATCCTTCATCATTCATTGTGTAGGAAACTTCCTTTTCAAGAATGCTTAATGTAGTTTTATTGGCTTCACTTTTAGCCGTTCCAGTTCTACCTAAACGCTCACGCATGAAATCAGCAAATGCCGTTTCAAAGAAAACTCCCTTATCCTTTTCAATAAACTTCTCAACGCAATAAGATGCAAACTCTTCCGCGGTTTCCCTTAAGCAATTCTCCTTAACGAAAGCGTAGGAAAACGCCGCCTGCCTTAACTGTGGCTCGCGCTCAATGAATTTCTTTTGAATTTTTCTATATCTTATATGACATCGTTGAAGCTGGTGTTTGGTGATTCCAAACTTCTCAAGAGTCTTTTTTCTTTTGTGGATTTTGCAATACCTAACAATCTCCAAAACCTGAGAGATATCTCTGTGATGGGTTTTTTTGGGCTTAACTTTATACTTTTTTAGTATATACCAAACTCTATTTGTATTAATCCCAAGATTTTCGGCTATCTGCTTGCCGTTCATCTCTTTAGCAAGAGACAAAACTTTATCTACGAGCTCTTTATCCAGAGGCTTGTTTATGGGCATATATACACCTTGTGTCCACCCTGAATTCTAGATTCACAACTAAAAACATAAGGAATCTCTGGGACTTCACGCCTGTCTGGTTTTGGAACTGAAGTGCAACCCATTGGAACCAAAACCCATATAAGCACGGCCAAAGCCCATATCAATATACCAAAAATATAAAAAATAACTGCTTTCATTCGGGTTGTAGAAATCGTTATAAGTGATTTTTCAAACAAAAAATCCGTTCAGTGTCTTTAATTGTTTCATCTTTTTTAAATAAACTTTGCAAATCTGACAAAGCATTAATTATATCTTCATAGCGTTTTCCAATGTCATCGAGTGATGACGCTAGTTTATCCAAACTCTCTATATAATAAGAATGTTCTGTTTTCATGCGGTTCTAAATATATCAATACTATTTATTCTCAACAGCTCTCTATCATTA